TCTAAACACATAATCTCTGTAAGGATAATGAGCTCTATTCAAATAAGGATAGTTTACACCCCTATCTAAATTATCAAACTCACCATATAAATAAGGCTCCCTCCATCTAAACTCTTGGTCTATAGTAGAATAAAACGCATAACTTGGAACGTTTTCAGAATTGTTCTGTGGTGCGGTTTCAACGTAATCAGAAAAAACTCTCAAGGTTAATGGAACATGAGGTACATAATAATAACCCATGGCATTTGGATTTGGAGTTGATTCTGTTTTAAACACATCTTGGTTGAATTTAATTTTATGAATCAACGGTGAAATAACTCTTTCAACTTGTTCATAATCATTCCACTCACAAAAATCACCGTCCAATAAATCACCAACTTTTAAATTTTGATTGTAATAAAATGTTTCAGTCGTTCCACTAGTTTTGGTATAACTATTAACCGGTATGTTCGTAAAAGAATATTGGTTATTATCTGACCACCAAGTACTAACGTCTTTAGTCAAATTAAATCCCCAACCTTTTTTGAGTCCTACTCCATTGAATGACTTGTTAAAATATCCACTATATCCTTTGTTGACAACCGATAGGAATATCTCACCAACAGGACGATTTCTGTTGTCTGTAATCCCGCTAAGAATCATATCTTTTTTCAATGTAACATCGTAAGTATTTGATGATGTTTTCATTGAAACTCTTGTCTGTTGATTTGGTGTAATAGAACTGAACTCTAATTTTTTCTGATTATTAAATGGGTTAAGTTCAAAACCGGTTTTGGTTACATCAACTTCGTTCTGTGTAAATAAAACTCTGTTTTTTCTAACATAATATTTTGACCTTGTTTCCAAATTTGATGGATTGGAAACTCTTTTAAAAGTCCCCATTCTTCCATTAAAGAATGTATTACCAGTGTAACCAGGATTTATAATATTGAATACAAAATCAGAACTTTCATATCTGTCATTACCCAATGATAATACCTCAAATATTGTATCACCATCATAATCAAAAGATAATTCAACGGATTCAAATGGTACTAGTCCATGTGACATTAAACACTGAAAAGAAATAATATTAAAACCACCCTCTGAAGATGATGATATTATAAATGGAATACCTTCTTCAGCATTCCATTGAATAGTTTGTCCTGAATAGGTACCTTGCATTGTAACACTACCATCATTAGTTGATGGGTAGGTCAAATAGTAAGTCCAATTGTAAGTATATGCACTCTCAGGTGAGTAATCAAAATGATAGTCAGTTATTCGTGGTCTGAAAAAATCAAACTCATAATATTGTGGGTAACCTCTCCACACACTACTAACAGATGATTGTTCAGGATTTACATAATATAGATTATTAAGAAATGGAATATATTCTGTAGTTCCTGTCAAAGTATTGTCATATAAATATTGTAACTTGAATGTTGGTCTGAACACCTCACAAGTTTGTCTCTCATCGTCGTATAATTGTGACAAGTTTAACGAGGTGTTTCTCACAAACTGCGTTAACTCCTCTTGTGTTTGACTTAATTCAAGATTTACCTGTTGGTCAATAGAAGGTGCAGATTTAAACTGAAGTCTAGAAGGTATAATTGTAAAATCACTCATCACTTAAATACTTTTGTTTAAATTTATCAAGTGCGGTTAGACCTGTTTTTAATCCAAAATAAAAATGGAATGGTGCACCTACTAAGAATTTATTGTTCCAATTACCAACATTTGGTGTAATCACACCGTTGTTATCTTGCATGTAAATGTAACCTCTTGCTCTTCTATCATCACCTTGAGTATTTGAACCGATAAAGTATGTAGGTGACACAACATTTGTTCTATCCAAAACCTGATACTTTCTTGAGAAAATATCATTTGTTTCTGTTCCCCAATTATTTTGTTCACCACCAAATATTGTTGGATTAGTTAGTCTTTGGAAAGGAAATCTTCTCAAAGGATTTCTTGGAGGGTTTTGTTCCCACTGATAGAAAGGTACTTCTTGAGATTTAATACCGTAACTATATTGTATTGCAGATGATGCAGGATTTGGTCTAAAATCAATTTTACCAGGTGTTAAGAAATCCTTAAACTGTAGGTCTTCTGTAGTTGAAGAGAAGAAAATACCCATAACAGGTCCACTTATATTATTTCCTAATAATTGAACGGGGTCATCCGTTCCACCAAAAGACTCATAAGCATCTGCCGAGAATTTAACAACACCATTTTCAGAATTAATTGATAACAATTGTACCACATCACCATCAGCTCTGAATTCAGGTCTTGAGAAGAGAATATTAATTACGCTTGAACCATAAATTCCAAAGTTCAAATTCCCCAATAGTCTTACAAAAGCATTATTAGTGATTCTTGAAATAACAAAAAAGGTTAAAATATCAGATGTATCACCATAACTTGTTGGTGTGAGTTTATTCATAACGAAACCTTTATATGTAGGGTCTAACGAAATTTCAGAATATATGTCACTCTTAGGTCCCAAGTTCATAATTGTTGTTGGGTACAATAAATTCAAGTCATTAATCTTACCCGCCGAAGGTGTTTGTCTTTTTCCAATAAAACCTTTAGGACTTGATGGATTATATGGACTACTTCTCATGTAGAAGTTGTTACTATCATCGTTAAAATAAACAAACTCTTTACAGTATGTTGTTCTGACAGGTCTATTCTGACCATCATAAACAGTTCTTGTTTGGATTGGTGGTGTGTATAGAGTACCATTTATCCAGTTGTTTGTAAACGTCTGAGATAACACACCTCTACACAACGCGTAGAAAAACTTATATCTAACACCATATTCTGTAAATCCAAGTAAATCTTTAGGTAATGAAACTAAAGGTTTTGTCATAAACCTATAACAACCATCATAGACAATATCGTTATTTTGACAGTCAGTTTTAACACCAAATGTTTTACCATCACCACTATAACAATCAATACTTACCATGTTTGAACATGAGAAAGTTTCCAACACATTTAAACTACCGGGTAAATCACTAATATCAGGTGTAACAATGTCAGCACCTGTACCATAAGCAACTGTTGTGAAATCTTCCTGATATTGTGTTGTAATTTCGTAAATTGTAAAACCTAAATTTTGTTGTAAGACAGGAACAATACCATCCCAATTTTTACCCTCTAAGAAGTCTGAAGATGGTAGTCTGTCAGTTCTCATCACATTCAAAATTTTATTAGAAATTGTAAGAGGTGTTGATTCAAATTGTGGTAACAAAGAAACTGAAATATATTCACTGTCAACTTGTGAAGGTTTTTTACCTTGACCTGTTGTCTTTAACCAATAAAAATCTAAACCTGAAACATCTTCAACAGAATCATATTTACCATCATCAACTTGAGTATCAAAAAAGTCGTTTTTATTTTTACTTGTTGTTAATACAACACCACTATTTGTTGGGTAATTAAAGTAATCGTCAACACCATAACTTTTTAACGTTCTACCACCACTATTCACAAAATTTTTCCATTCGGTGTTTGCGTCCAATCCACTATAATAACCAACATTTGACGTTGTAAATGCGGAAAAACCGTTACCGGCTCTGAAGAAATTACTTGCATAAAATATGTTTGATTGAACATTGTGATTCTGAACCGACATATCAGTTTCTGTCAATTTTTGAATTGGAATGTTGATTCTTGATTTAGTTGTAACTATAACATCATCTTCGTTTGCAAGTCCAAGAATTTTACCAATACCATACTTGTTTGTATACAAAGGCGAGTAAGGGTCAACACCTCTTTGAAGGATTAAAATATATTGGCTATCATAACCTTCAAACATTTGTCTCGGTTGATATGAGGTACCATACTTATCCCAAGTTAATCCTTGCTTTCTCGCATAAGTAACACTTACCGAAGAATTTATTAATTTAAGAAACGAATTTAAAGTTGGTTGAAGTTGGCATGTAGGACCTACAAATGTTACACTACCGTCACCACTATCAAGTGTTGGTGTTGCGCAGGCACAAACCTCTAAAGTTTCACCTACCCAATCTTGAGATGTATTATCATATACGTTTGTTAAATTAACATATTGAGTTGTTCCGTCACAAGCTTGATATGAGAAATAGGCAAATAATTGACCTACCGTTGAGTCGTCACACTTTATTACATATTTTCTACATGACGAACATCCCGGTTGTGCTATTAAATTAAACGCATCAGAAACGGTAATTGCCGTTACAACTTGATAGTATTCAATATCCGCAGGGAAATTATAATTCGTTTCTGTTGAACCTGAACTTAAATTATACGTCTGTGTTGTGTCATTAGTTTGAGATGTCGCATATCTTACCGTTATAGGTCCTGGACCCGCCTGTAAAGTAGTTCCACTAATACCTGTCTCTGATTGAGTGTTAGAACTGAACTTATAGTTATTGTCCGAAGAATTCTCAGGATTAACGAATGTCAACAATGTTCCTGAAGGGAACGAAGATTGAGACATTATTGTTAAAGTATTATCAAAGTGTTTTACCGTTGCGTTTGATGGATTATCAAAACTAACGGAAATTCTATTGAGTCCGTCAAAGTATTTTTTCCTGCTATTGAATTGGTTGACTCTCTGAGCCATCGGTAATGATGTTCCATATGCAAAATACTTATCATTATCAGCATCGGGTAATCTTAACTCTTCAGATTCCGTAGACTTATAAATTCCTAATTTTTGGTTTCTATAAATTCTTGAACCAACCGCTTGTGATAAAACTAAAGATTGAACCGCAATATTATCTTCTGATATTGTTCCCTTATCATCACCACTTTCAACTTCACTAAATCTCAAATAACCCTCAGAAATATTTTCATAATAAAGTGCCGGATTTGCCAAAGGTGTTAACAAAGATGTACCACCGTCTTCGCTGTCACCAGCAATACTGTCACCAGGTTTACAATCACAACCCTGACATTCAGGATATGTTATCATAGGTAAATTAAACGCACCAAATTTAAATTTAGTAATCCTTCTGAAACTAGTTGTAAGTTTTATCGTCAACGATAAAGTTATCGCACCCAATCCAAGGAAAACTAACGATGGTGGTGGGAATATAAATGCCGCAGTAAAGAACGCATAGGTTAAGAAACTTAATAATCCAATCAAAGCCGCCGCAATCACAACTGCAAAATTATTCCACAAAAATGCAATGATGTGATATATTACAAGAATTGGTGGAAATATGGTTTGGAATATTTGAAATACAATTGAAAATAAAAAATATAATAAATCAAAATTCTTAACCGCCTCGTTGACAGGAAAATTATTTGTTGTGTTTGTACACTGATTGTCAGCAATATCTTTTACACCAATAAACTTACTTCTACCATCCCCCCTTTTATACTGGTCAATTAAACTTGATACGGTGAAAACTTTGTTGTATTGAAACTCATAGAAAGTATCAAGACAATTAATGGCATTATTTAATTTTTCGTTCTCAATTGAAGTGGTGCTTGCATCGGTATATCCCGACCAATCCAAACCAAAATAATACGAACTTTTTAAATCTTTTAACAATAATGGGTTTGCACCATAAATCGGGTCAACCGATGATATTTGCCAACCATATTCTCTGATGTTTGGAACCAAGTAATATGGTCTTCTAATTTGTTCAACAGAGTTTGGAGATTGTTGCCATTTGATTTTGAATCTGTATTTTCCTTTTGTTGGAATACCCACAGACGGGTCTCTTGAAAATATTCTTGTTCCGTCTTCAGATGTTGTTACATAATCCAAGTTCATTGGAACTTCAACAACCCACGTACCGTCCCCGTCAATTACATTACCTGAGTTCTCCAATCTATATTCTTCCAAGATGGGTCTACCTTCAGCATCCTGATTAATTGTTTGTCTAACGGCTAACACCTGACCAGGACCAGGGATATTCTGACACAAACTACCTGTATTGTCTTTTGGTTTACATCCCCTACCTAATACACTTGGAGGTCCATCGGTTCTTGTGGATGGTGCCCCGATTCTAAACTCATCAGGACTTGAAAACATTGAACCCATGAATATCGCAGTTGGTTCAATATCAATATTGGCTTCTTCACGTAAATCAAAATCAACACGATTTACCTCGGCTTGACACAAACTTGGGTCACCCCAAAATGGATTTACTTCAAAGGTCTTGGTAATAGATACAATCTGTGGTAAACTCTCCAAGTTGGTTGATGTTTGGAATCTGTCACCCGCAACTTGAGCTTCAGTTGCTCTACCCATACGAATCAAATCCTGAGGGGTTAGTGAAAACTCACCAATATCACTCAAGTCCAAATCCATTACCATGGTTTGTTGTCCCAATGGAACACCAAAAATCATGTAGTCACCACTCTCGTTGGTCTTAACAGTATACTTGTAATAACGGTCGTAAACCGCAACCAAGGTTGGGTCTTTTAAAACCTCTTCTCTTGTTGGGAAAGTACCAACTACAGCATGTTTTGCGTAGGATTGTTCACTTGGTAATAAGTTATATCTAATACCATTGGTATCTCTATCGTTTGGTTGAACATAAGGATAAAGAGCAACAATTTGTTCGTTAAGTGCATCGGTTTCAGTGATAGGTACAAAAATTGAAACCTTCACGTTTGGAATACCCAATCCACCGTTGGCAATAACCCTACCAACTACAACACCGTAGTCCGCACAGTTTCTTGTGTAAACATCATTCTGAGAAATTTGAAGAGAAAGGATTTCTAAAAATTCAAAATCTTGCTCTAATTGAAACGAAATATTTTTGTCTACACCTACGTCAGTTTTTATCCTATATGATTTTCCCATTTAAGGCTTTTATGATAAATAGTTATTAGGGTTTTTTTGAGAAAAACCTCTTAATCTAAAAATATACCTTAAGGTGTGATTAAATAAAGGTGTTACGAGAAAGAAACATTCTGTAAGTTTCTTACTCTCACCTTAATATCTTTCTGTGGGTATCTAACCTGATAAACTTGGTTAGGTTGTGCAAACAAAGTATCGTCAACCGGTCTGATAATTCTTAACTCAGGGTCTGAGTATGCCATTGATGTTTCAGCCGAAGAATATTGTCCCCCCACTTTATTATCAATTACAATATCCGATACGGTAATTACACCATTTTGACTTTGAACAATACTTCTAAGTTCTGACAAATAAACGTTCTGACCTAACTGCCTGAATTGGGGGTCAAAATATGCTGAAATTCTATTAACAATATCACTAATAATTTGTCCTGAGTTTTGTGTTGCATCTAATACAACTGAAATCTCCACACCCAAGTCTAAAACCTCTGCGGTTGTTACCTGAATATAGTCGTTCATCATTCTATAATTTGACAAGTAATTTGCAACGTTTTGTTTCAATGTATTTGACACAATACTAGTTAATTTACCTGACGTATCATAAGATAACATTGAGATGACAATTTTGTTGTTGTTTTCTGTGATTGCCACTTTTGCAGGTGCTCCGAATTCAGCTGGCATGTTTCTCAATAAAGAGTCATAGTCATTAACGGTAACGGCTCTGTTCTGAGCCGCAAAGTTAAATGCTACATAGTTTCTAACTTCTTCAGTATTTGGAGCGTTTGAACCACCGATAGCCGCAGTAACGTTGGTACATCTCAATGAATTGATTACCGAACTATTAATTGTTTGTGATGGACCATTCACAAAGAAGGATACCGTTCCCACTTGGTTAATAACATTCGTCCCCAAGTTGGTGCCCAATCCACCACCAACTCTGTATTGAACAAATAACGTTGCGTTTGGTGTCAAAGTTGAACCTAATGAAAAGTTATTGGTAATGTTCTGAATTGTGATTGGGAAACCTAAATTGGTAAAAGTATTCAATTGGTCTTGAGCTGAGGAAGTACCCCCACCGAAAGTTAGTTTATTAAACCCTTCAGGTGTAAACTCAGATATGAATCTACTATTTGTTTGAATGTATCTACCTACTTTGATACCGGGTTGGTCAGACACTTTGGTAGGGTCTTCAATGAAGATTCTATCCTCCGCCAAGGCATCTACCTCAAACCATCTGTTTTCCAAACCTAAAAATTCCGCAGCGGTAGGAACGTTAGTGTAGTTTGTTCCGTTTTTTAATAATACACTTGTAATACCAAGAACGTTCTTATCGGGTAAGAACAATTCAAAGAATGGTTTTACATCGGCAGGTGTGATAACTCTTTTGTAAACTTTGGTAATACCGTTTACAACAAGTTCTCTTTTTGTGATTGTGTAGTTAACTAAGTTACCCGCGGCATCAAAATTCGGAATCTTTAATCTGTTTGGGAAACCGGCATAATTGTATGGTGATGAGAAATCAATGTCGTATTGGTTTTCAAAGACAATACCCGCACCAAATATTTGAGAACCTCTGTTTAGAATACCCAAGTATCTTTCATCTTCTTTATCACCAAAAGCCGGTACAGTAATTGAGAAATCAACTAAAGATACTGAAGGTCTTTGACCAGGTATTTTAAGACCGTATGTTCTGGCTATATTATAAATTGATGACCTTTGTTGAGCATATTGTAATACAGTCTCTTGAATACTTCTATCAATGTGATAGTGTAGGTTGTCCGCAACCGCAGCATTCAAATCCAAGAATACCGAGAACACTGACGCGTCGTTGAAGTCCTGAATTAGTTCAGGATAATATGTACGGACATAGTTTTGTAACTCTATACGAATTCCTTCATAATCTCGTACTGTATATGAAATTCTATTGTTTGCCATCTATTGTTTAAATATTGATAATAACGAAATCACTTTGTGCAAACGCTAAATTGTCAACTGTGTAGTCAATCTTTACTTTTGCGGTATATTCAGATGTTCCTTTACCGGGAACTCTATAAACATACTCTCTCGCCGTTCCTGGTATTGTAGTTCCTTTAGCCAACGGAACCTCTTCAGACGGGTCTGCAGGTTCAATTGTAATTTTATTAAGTAAAAGATTTGGCATGAAAGTTTGGACAGAATCCCTAATATCCGCTTCTATTGCATCAAAAGTAAGACCATCATAAGGTTCAAAGATATATTCATATAACCTTGTACCAAACGTTGGTAAAAAGTATCTTGAACCTCTTCTTGTGAGAATCAGATGTAATAAGTCACTTCTTATTTGTTGAAACTGAGTTTCCGTTAGGGCTAAATAATCCCCTTGTGTTGAATCCACAAAAGGAAATTCTAAACCATATGTAATACCTTCAGCCATATCTTATAAATATACTCTGTATTTTTTTTCTTATAAATAAAAAACCCACCGAAAACGATGGGTTTTATTTAGTTTAGATATTAATTATGACTCACAAGCCACACATTGTAAATCATTTAGATTTAACTTCTTCCTTGCGAAAGCCTGTGCTGAGTTCATAGAGTGTTGGTAATACAGAGTTTTAACTCCAAGTTGCCATGCGTCAATTAGAAGTTTGTTAACGTCCCTTGTTGGCATGTCAGGTGAAATCATCAAGTTCAAAGATTGAGCTTGGTCAATGTAATCTTGTCTTACCGCCGCTTGGTTGATGATAGAAGCTTGGTTGATTTCTGCAAAGGTTCTAAAAACATCTTTTTGTTCATCTGTTAAGAAATCCAAGTGTTGAACAGAACCATCATACTTCTTAATACTATCCCAAGTAGATTTATCATCTTTACCCATGTCAACTAATACTTTCTTAAGAACAGGATTTTTGATTGTTACTTTCATCTTTGCCACATCCTTAACATAACAGTTAGACCAAATAGGTTCAATTGACTGAGACACTTGACCCAAGATAAATGCTGAAGATGTTGTTGGAGCAATTGCATTCAAAGTGACATTTCTTCTACCATAACCAACAAGTGTTTCAGGTTCACCAAAAACTTGAGCCAATTCTTCTGAAGCCTTGTATGACTTATCCTTAATCAATTTGAATACCTCAACATTCAATTTTGCCGCCGCCTTACTGTCAAAAGGTAATCCTTTAGATTGTAGTAGTGAGTGCCAACCCAATACTCCCAAACCAAGAGCTCTTTGTCTTTTAGCGAAGTTGTACGCCTTTTCAAGATAGAAGAATGCTCTTTGACCTTCAACGGTACCGTTAGTTCTAATGTCATCAATCTTACTGATAAACTCAGTTACAACTGCATCAAGGAAATGAACCATAGTCTCAACCGCATCTGTATCTTTCCACTCATCATAGTGTAAAACATTCATTGAAGACAATACACAAACGAAGGACTCTTCCTCTGAATTATGTAATGCAATTTCAGAACATAAGTTAGAGTTATAAATTTTCATACCTTTTTCTCGGTATACTTCAGGAGCCTTATTGTTCATAGTATCTGTGAACATAATGTACGGATATCCAATCTCACCTCTTCTTTGAATAACCTTAGCCCACACCGCTCTCTTATCAGGGTCACCGTTAACCATGGATTCCATGAATTCATCAGTTACAGTAACTGCGTGAGTCAAATCTTGGATGGGGAACCCTTCAGTTCCAATTTCTAAGAACTCCATGATGTCAGGGTGTTCAATTGGTAGATAAGGTGAGAATCTACCTCTACGTGTTGAACCTTGAGAAATATTATCAACAACACTTTGGAACAAGTTCATAAAGTGAACTGCTCCGGGTGCATGTCCGTTGTCGGTGATTTCCGCACCTCTACCTCTAATATTACCAAAATAACCTGAGGTACCTCCACCCATCTTACTCATCTCACCAACTTCAGCCTGAGTGTAAAGAATTGATTCAATGTTGTCTCCAATATTTGAACCAAAACAACTAACAGGTAATCCTCTCTTCTTACCAAAGTTTGCCCAAACAGGTGAAGATAGTGAATACCATCCTTTACTCATGTAATCGTAGAACTTGTCTGCAAAACCAGCCTTACCCAATAATTTTTCAGCATGGTTCGCAATTACACGAATTCGTTCAAGTGGTTCTTCTCCTTCGCTGAGATATCCTCTACGAAGAAATGTTATGGATTCGTCATTAATCCAATCAAAAGGTTTTCTATTTTCCATAATAATTATTACTGCAAATATAGTTAAAATAAATCGTTTAAAGTAATAGACTTTGATTTTTTACTGTAGTTTATACTACGTTTGTTAAAAAAGTCTGTGTGTTTTGTTGTTAAAATTTCGTCATCAAACCATTCGGTTGTTTCCAATATAATAGGGTTTACATCAAATACTTTATCAATACCAATAGCGTTTAATGAAATGTTAAATCTATGTTTGATAAACTCCAATGTTTGTTCCTTAGTTAGGAAATCTAAATCACCCTTCTCAAAAATCCACTCAACAATATCAGTCTCAGCTTCGTAAGCATCAATAGTAGCGTTGATTAAATCTTGAACTAATTCAGGTGTCCACCAACTTGGATTTTCTTTTTTGATTAGATTAACCAAATCAAATCCGAATTCTGCGTGAATGTTTTCTTCTTTAGAAGTTGCCTCAACTGCGTTACTTGTACCTTTCAATACGTTCTTAAACTTATTGAATGACATAATAACTAAAAACTGTGAGAACAACGATACGTTTTCCACAAACATTGAAAACAATATAACGGACTCAAAGTAATCTTGGTTTTCAATTGCCTTTGAATTTGAGATAGATTTCTCCAAGTACTTAATTCTTCTACGAATTGCAGGTACCTCAAGTAGGTTTTCAAATTCTTTGTTAAGTCCAAGTACTTGGATTAGGTTTGAGTAAGCATCTGCGTGTCTTACCTCTGATTCCGCAAACGTTGCCCCAACACTACCAATTTCAGGTTTTGGTAACTTCTTATAAATGTCACCCCAAAAAGTTTTAACTGCGATTTCAATTTGTGAAATAGCCAACATAGCTCTTTGTACCGCGGACTTTTCCTTTTCATTCAAATGGACCTTGAAGTCTTGAATGTCAGAAGTGAAGTTAAACTCTGTGTGAACCCAATAAGAGTGACGAATTGCATCAACGTATTGAAGCAAATCAGGATACTCATAGGGTTTCAAGTTAACTCTCTTATTGAAGATATTTGGTCTGTGTTTTGAACGGTAAATGATATACTCTTTAGCAACATCATTCAATCCATTATCCATTAATTTATTCTCAACCATATCGTGAATCTCATCTACATGAGGTACACGAGTCTTATCATTTCTGAAAATACTTTTCTTGGTTAATCTTGCTATTTTTTCAGCCATTTCAGCATCAACTTTGTTAATACCCATCATTGCCTTTAAGATAGCATTTTGGATTTTGTCCGATTCAAATGGTACTTTATCACCACTTCTTTTAATCACATATTGTGTTTCAACTTGAGTTAATTCATTAGAATTATCCATAACATTTAATTTATATTTTTTTTAATTTTTGTTTATTGGGCGTTTTGCTGTTCTCTTTGTTTTCTTTTTTCAAGAAGTTCTTTAACCCTATCCTTCTTCTTCTCTTCTTGTTGTTCTTCAAATCCAAGGAACGTTGTTGATGATTCCGTATCTATCTCCAACAATTCATTGTCAAATTTACAATTTTCAAAGATAATACCATCTGAACCAATACGAGACTTTGTAATCGCAATTGTTGCTAACTTTAATTCTTTTTGTTGAAGTGTTTTAGCAACTGAAATAATTACGTGACCAACCTGAGCCTTTTTAATTGAACCCCCCATTTGGTCGGTGGTTACAACCTCCGAAGAAATTGAAGAACGATTACCCTGAGTCGCAGTCCATCCAACAAGATTCATCTCGTGACACATAGCCTCAAAATGTCTCATTACAGAACCTTCTGCTTTCCACTCATCGTTTCTTGTGTTTTCAGGAACGACACAGTCAATGTAATCCAATGTAACCATATCAATTGGAGTGCCGTCGGCAATCATCTTTCTAATTTGGTTTTTGATTTCATTCATTGTCACAGTATCTGAAGGTAATTTCTTCAAGATTAGTTTGTTCGGCATCGTGTTCTTAATTTCTTCCACTTTGTCCATAACAGCCTCTTTTTCAAGAGCTAATCTATCAGGTTCAATACCTGTCCAAATTGTGAAGTGTTTTCTTTGGATAATCTTTGGGTTGTCTTCAAAGAAGATTTGAAGAACGTTGTATCCCATGTTAAATGCTGTGTTAGCAATTTTGGTCATGAGTGTTGTTTTACCAACACCGGTAGGTGCCAAGACAACTCCAATCTCGCCCTTTGCCAAACCACCTTTCATTAGTCTGTCAATACCTGCGATTCCCATTGGGATAGGATGTCTGAAGTCATCATTAAGAACTTCATCCAATCCCGAGAAGATGTCTTGTACTCCACCATCTCTAACCCCAACTTGTAGGGCTGTTCTAACCAAACCTTCAACGGTATCGTAAGATTCAAAGTCACCTTGGTCAATGATTTTCTGCGCTTTGTTCATCACTTTTTGAAGTTCTTGTTGTTTACAAAACTTCAAAGCTTTTTCTTGAACAAATACACTTCCTTCAAACGGTGCGTTTTGAACTTGTTTAATAGTGTCCAACACAATCTTCAACGCCAACTCAACTGAAATCTCTGCTTTGGCTATTTGTTCCAAAGTTTCAAATCCAGGTGTTGATTGGTACTTTTGGTAGTATTCCCTTACCATTTGTATAATCAACTTGAAGTATTTGTTGTCGAAATAACTAGGGTCTAAAACGTCAATAATGGATTGTGCGAACTCTTTGTCTACGATGATTTGGTTAAGTAATTGTATTTGAAATGTATTGCCGAGATAGTCGAAATTCTTAGTCATAGAGCCGCGTGTATAAATTAAATATTACCGACTTAGGTCATAACTCAAGTAGTCATGAGATAAATTTTGAGCTGAAAAAATGTCAGTCAAGCCTTTCAAAATGCTTTTCAGGCTGGGACGTACATCAACCGTATATCTTACTTTTGGTGGGTACAATTTCGCGTCAAAAATTCTATGTAAAATAATTTCATCGGAAATTTTGACATACAGATGGAAGTACTCAGGACCCTCTGTATTTGATGTGTTTAGGACATCTGGGTCATCGGTAATTTCATCTTGATTGTCCATCATGTAAATTACAGTTTTCATCTTGAGTTCCTCAGACAACACCATTTCTACTTCCTTCATGAAGTACGCCAAGTCGTAAGACTTTCGTGCCAATGGGTTGTAATTTTTAACATTGTAAAAACGTTGAACGACGATGTTGTTGTTCAAGGTTAGGAGAAACTCCATCTTAACTACGGATTCTTCTTTCATAATTTAATTGTTTGATTGTTTGTATTTGCGTTTTTCTTTTCTTGTGAGTTTGGTAAAAGGTTTCATAAAATTAACAAAGGCATCATCATCCTTGGGTAGGTATTTGAAAAAACCATCTTCCATCATTAAACGGATTAAGTTTTTATTATCCCTACCTTCAGGGTCTAATGTTTCAGAATAGTAAAGGGTGACAAACTCTTTTGCGTCATCTGTGATGATGGGGTTTCTAAGGTCCACAATTTGTTGATTGATTCTGAAGAATTCATCACCAATCTGTCCTTTTTTTGTTTTTCCATTTTTAATATTATGTAAAATTGTTTCTTTTCTATTTTCGGAAATTAACTTGTTTGTCTTATCCAAAATATCGGTAACAGTTAATACATTATCAACAATCTCAGGAAATAATTTGATAAAAGTTTTCTCACCAAGACGGTCAATACCAAAGATATTATCCGACTTGTCCCCCAAAAAAACTTTAACAACAAGAACGTTTTGGTGAGGTATATGAACATCACCAAACTTTATCTTGTCTCCGTAATTATAACTGATTTTCTTGATTGGAGAATAAATGGAAGTATTCTCCGAGATGATTTGTAGAAGGTCACGGTCTGATGAAAAAACAACCTTTTCTTCGTCTGTCGCCAACGAACAATAATAGGCTATCAAATCATCAGACTCATTACCATCAACTTCAATCTGACGAACAAAACACTCTTCAAGGTATTGTTTCACCCTTGATTTTTGAAAGTAATATGACTCAAGCTTGGCTTCAGTCATATCATTCTTTCGGTTTAATTTGTAGTCAGGATATAACTCACGTCTTGATTGTGAGTTGTTTTTGCCGTCCCAAAAGACGATAACTTTGTCAAACTCATTTTCGTCCAACTGGCGACGAATGGTGTTGAGGAAGTGAAATACCCCACCAATGTGTTCGCCTTCCACGAAAAAGTCTCTGACTCCGTGGAAACCGATTTTAAATAAATTATCTCCATCAACTAATAGGGTCTTCACAAAAGTTTATTCAATAGGTTCTTTTTCCTCTTTCAACACAAAGTCACCATCTGAACCGATGATTTCTTTCCAATAGTCAGAATACTCCTTCTTGTACGCTTCAATAGAAGCCTTCTCTTCCGCAGTATCCTTACCCGCCAAGAAACCATGAGGTGTGACAATAATCTTACCGTCTTCGTAACCCAAACCATTGATGTGGTTTTTCATTACGGAGATTTTGGTACGAGAAGCGAACTTCACAGTTCTCTTATCCTTGGTTGCCGTAATCTTGGTGGTACCCGCTCCCTTTTGGTTACCAAACAAGAACACCAAAGATGAGTTAAGCCAAACAGACTCTCCACCCTTAGCCTTAATTTTAGGCTGTCCGAATGGATTGTCAGGAAGTTCAACCCAAGGTTGGTTTACAATAATCAAAGTATTTTCATACTTTGACTCCGCTTTACGAGAACCCGAGATACGTTGGTTGATACCCATACCAATCTTGTCAGATAAAACCGACGCGTTGTGTTGTTTACCACCTTTACCTTCGTAAGTCATCTTACAAGGTACAGAACCAACAGAATCCCACAGGAAACATAAACTGTAATCCAATTCACCCTTTTCTTGAGCATCTAACAAACTGTTGATGTAATCAGTAATCTGTTCAATGTAATCAAAGTTGTTGTTAAAGATAAAGAACCCGTCCCAATCCATTTCACCCGTTTCTTGGTCAACCACCTCTTCACATTGAAGACCCATCAACTTTGAGTGTTCAAAGCTCCATTTCTGTTCCGTGATGATAAACACAGGTAGAATCTCTTTCTTTTGAGCATCCACCGCAGTTTTAATCATCGCAGTTGTTTTACCCGTATCTGAGTGACCCAAGAACATATTGATATGTCCAATAGCCGGACCAGGTAAACCTACAGCATCCAAGAAATCAGGACCACAGTCAAAAAACCTTTGGGGTTTGTATTTGGCTGAAGTAGAGAATTTCTTCTTTACTGAATTGAAATCGGTTTTCTTAATTGCCATAGTTGTATTTGTAAAATTCTTTCAGGGTTCCTAATTTATCTTGTGCATTTGCCAATTTCTCAACAAACTTATCCATCTCTTCCAAGTGTTGCGGATGTTCCCCAATACCAACAGGGTTTTCCATATACACCATTAAAGTCGCCTCAGATTCCGCAATCTCACTCTCATATTTCTTGATGAGTGATTCGTACATTAATTTTCTTATTTTCATTATCTGTATGTGTTAAAAAAAGAGCATGGACACTATGTCTATGTAAGTGTCCATGCTCGTTAAATTAGAATGGTAGGTCCTCGTCAGGTTCTGAGTTAGCTTGGGGGTCAGAGTAAGACGGAGTTGATGATGACGATGTGGTTGAACTTCCACCGAAGGATTGAGTACCTTCCTCATCGTTACTATAAACGTAACCACCTTTATCACTATCCCAACGTGGAACTTCACCACGAGCAATCGCTTCCAAGTATTCAACGGGTTTCTTGGAGTAAACATCCAACCATGTCATCTCGTCCTCAACCCACTCTTTTGACAATCCTTTATTTTCGTGAATTGGTGCTGCGTCTTCATACATGATAGTTGATACGGTCGTGTATGCGGCTCCTTTAGGAGTCTTTTGTTTGGTCAATTCAATGATAAGGTCACGTCCTTTTTCAGGGTCGGTGATATCACCTTTATTTCGCCAAATAGGGATGATTTTATCAAGAATACCATCATTCTTGTAGTTGTGTTTGAATCGCCAAAACTTTACACCGTCTTCTTCGTGGTCACGGTCAATAACCTTCACGATGTAGAACTTACGTGACTTGTATTGTTTAGCCAATTCTTTATCAGATTCTTTACCCGTTGACATGAGTTCTTCATAAACTTCGTTCAATGGTGAACGCTCATTGTCATTTTTTCCTGGGTCGTAAAATTTTTGCCATTTTCCACCTACTTGGATTTCATGGTACCAAGCCTCTTTAAAAGGTGAACTACCGTCTTTGGTAGGGAGGATACGGATACGTCGTGTTCCTGAGTTTGATTTCTCATCAAGAATAAGAGCGAAGTATTTCTTCATTCTTTCTTCTGATGACATACGGTTTTCTCCGCCTGAGCTGTTTTTCTGTGCTTGTTCATACTGTGCAAGTACTGCGTCTAATGATGATGTCATAGTTTTTAAAAAATTTAATGTTAGAGTTTAGTTCAAAGTTACAATTTTAGTTTCAAATAGTCAAATAAAAAAAAAGGTTGTGGGTGTCCACAACCTTAATATAGTAAAAAATATCAAAAAATCAAAACTTAAATTTATCTTCTTCTTCTCCAGCTCTGAAAGTTGATTTGATTTCTGAAGGATTCACATCCTCAACTTCATCTGATGTTAGAACGTATTCGTGTTTACCCGCCTTTTCAAAGTCTTCCTTCTTATCATCAAAAAAGTCTGTCAACTTTTGAGTGAATGGTCCTGAGTCCAAACTTCTCAACTGTAGTTTTTCTTGGGGGGTTTTATCACGATACTTTTCAATTTTAGTTTCAATCGCATTTAATCTATCAATAACTTGACCCATTTCGCCAAGCTTAGTTTCTAAATTTTGAATGTAACCAAACAAATTGTTAAAATACTCTTCTTGTTTTTGCTCAATCTTTTCTTGAGTCTTAACCAATTCAGTTACATCTAACTCTTGGGTACCATCACCTTTTTCATCTGTTTCACCTTCGTCATCAATTTTTGTAACTTCAGTATCAGTCGCCACATCAATCTTTTGTGGTGGCATTGATGGGTCTGCGGGTGCTTCCTCGGGAGCTACCGCGGGTGCTGCTTCAGGTGCTGGAGGTAAATCTCCTTCAGGTGGTAATGCCTGTTCAGTAATATATCTATTAATCTTGTGATGTCTCTCAATTTCCTTGAGTATCTTCTTATCTAAATTCATCAATTAACCATTTAATAAGTTTTTTATTCCGTGTACGGTTTCTACTTTAACTTTACGATTCGCAGTATGTTGATGACCGGCTCTTTCAATAAGACCATCTTTTTCACGAACAACATAACAATCGCCCGTATCAAGGTCACATACTTCTGTGGTACCATCACCAATAGGTTTTGATGAAATTCTGGCTTGTTTACCAAGGTACTGATTTAATCTATTATTTAAATCCATAGTTTGAGATTTTTATTATAAATATCAACAATATTCAAATTATTAACAATTTGAACCTATCTGTTTACATTGGACCCCATTAAAGGAAACTATTCTAGTTCCACTTCCACTCGGATAACAACTACAACAGAAATTATTAAGTATTGAATCCAATATACTTACCGATACAATATCATTAGCTTTGTAACCCAAATTAGGACAATCAAGTGGTAAGATACCTAAAGTTGTTGTGAACCTATAAAGTCTTGCTGGTGTTCTAACAGTTGCGACAAAATCAACATAGTAATCACCATTTTCAGTTATTCTATCCAAGGCAACGTTCCAACTATTTTGAGATACAAAACTTCCATCCGAGTTGTTTGATAATGTGTTTCCTGATATTTCAAAATCAGCAACAGGTACAGATTGTATCAAATTATCTTGATTGATAACCAATGTAACAGGGTAACTGTTTACAAGTTGTCCTGAGAACACATTTAACACACCTGTCAATCTGTTATCTACTTGTGATACATAATTTACCGACAAGTCATATTGGTTTAATGTTAACGCGTTTGCCAATATAACATCGTCAGTTGTTATTGGTGAAAGACTTGATGTACTTGGTGTTGGGGTTGGTGGTATGTTACCAGTACCTGGTCCTTGACCTTGAACAAATACTGTTGAAACTGAAGGTGTTGGACATGGTGGTGTTGCCGTAACAACATTACCAAGGTTTGTTGTTGGGTTTGGTACTGGTCTTGGAGGTAATTGAATTGTTTTAATTGGAGGTGTTACGTTGTTTAGTAAATCTACCGCCTTGGCATATGAAGCACTTAAAGTAATGTTTTGTGTTTCAGTAACTTGTTTATCATAAGGCCAGTTTTGTAAGTAGTATTGTATCATACCAACACTCTTAATTCTTTGGATACTTGGGAGAATCTTATCTCTTACAAATAAGATATAATCACCAATAGTTACAAAACTAACATAGGGTAATGTTACGTTACTATTTTTTTCAGTTGTTGCGGATTGACAAGTATATGTGTTAGTAAAGTACTTATCACCCAATGGTCCGTAATCACTTGTTAAAGTGACTTTACCAAAGTTATAATCGTAACCTTTGAATTTATTTTCAATACCTGATGACATCCAAGAGATAACAAATATACCAAAAACAACTTCAGGTCTTTGTTCCACTTTTCTAATTTCATCATAGAATTGTTGTGGTGTATAAATAAATGTTCTTCCAGCAACTGATTGGAAACCAAACTCCGCCTCCAAATATGGGAACGATACTTTTGATGTACAAGAATTTTGTGCCGCCAATTGGTTGTTTGTTTGGACGGTTTGGTTGGCATTGTTCGCTTGTGTTGTTGTAGACGCCGTTTGTAATGGATTGTCTTTAGTATTTCTGTATTGTTGTAATAACTTAGAAACTAAATTTGTTTTAATACTTTGAAGATAAACGTCAATTCTTGGTAATGACATATAACTTTGTCTTATACCTTTGAATGTAGTTTGGAATTGTCCAGGTTGTATTGAATGTTTTACCTCGGTAATCATGTACGAACCGTTAAACAATGGTACGTGTCTCAAGTTAAAATACATTGTTGGTTGGAGTAACGCATTACCTAACGCAACAACTTCACACTCATAACTCATGTTTTTGTATATGTTATACAAAGAAACATTTTGTGTTGCGGTACTTCTACCTGTGGCACTGTTTGCCATCAAATTAATTTGTTGTATTGATTCTGAAGTCGCCTTTCCACTATCTTGAGTAATTGAGAAAGAATAAAATATATTTTGATTACGAGTTCCAATATCAACGTTGAATCCTACAACCCTGTTAGACAACGCATAATCAGTTTTTGTACCAAAATCCTCATAGAATGGATTAAGTTGTTCGTTTCTCAAATCAAACGAGTCACTTCTAAACAAATAGTTTTTATTATCTTTCATATCCAAATATGAAGATGGTCTATCCGTATAGAAACAAACAAGTTTTGGTCCCGATTTTCTAGTATCAACTGTCATGTAGGTTCCCCACATTTCATTGGCAAACTCTTGTGATGGTTGGACTGTAACCGGTAATGGTGCTGGCGAGTTTTGTACGTTATAGAAATTAACATACGCAGGAACCGGCATAACCGAAAAATGGTTTTGTGTTAATATTCCACTGATAAATGTGAAGACACTCATCTTCAAATTCATAAATTCAGGGTCAACCATTTGTTGTAGTGCAAAAATATCAATAATAACTTTATCACCAACATTTCTTGATGCCCTATCTAAGAACAATACATCTTCAAATAAAGTTCTTGAATCATCGTAACCGGCAATCCACTTATCATTCAAAGCCTTGAACATTTCATATAGTTCAACCTTTGTTTGACTTCCCTCCCACTGTGATTGAATAATACCTTCAGGGATTTCAGTTACATCAGGTAATCCTGTGTCAGGTTTTTTAATTTTTGTGTCGGTTAAGTTTAAAGTATCATTGAAGAACGCAGTGCGTTCATTAACCCAAGAATTTATTTGTCCTGCGAATTGTTGAACAGTTAATGTACTATCCTCTAATTTTTGGGTTGTGTACATTTTAGCAAGTGTATTTAACTCGGCAATGTTTTGTGAGTTTAACGCAATGTTTGACTCTTCAAAGAATTGGAAAATGTAATTACCCACAGTCCCAATGTCAGCCTGTGGAATGGTTGAATTACCAAAATAAATTAGTGCGGTTTCAGTTGTATTAAGGAAATTTGGTGTTGACAGAGTCAATACCTGATAGGGTTGCCATTGAATTGGTTCCGTAAGTTGGGGTGCATTTGTAATGTGTTGAATGTAAGATAACCAAACTCTTTTATCATAGTTTGTAGGATTTCCAAGTTTTAATGCAACATTATAATTCATTAAGTTTTGAATTTTTGACATACCCAAACTATATTGAGAATCCACCATATCCAATATCATTTGTTGTCCTGTAGACTTTGGTAATGGTACACTCATCAAATCCCTAAATAATAATTGGAAATTTCTGAATTTATCGTTTTGAGTATTTTCAACACCAAACGTTTCAAGTCCAATATTGTTACTTGAAGCCGTGATAAATGTATTTGTGAATTTTGAAGATGGTTGTGAAAAGTTTAAAAACTCACTTTCCATTAAGTCCAATACACTTTTCTCAAAAACAGTAAAGACCTCCTCAAATTCGGCATAATCATTAGTATTTGAAAATTTAAATGCCGATGCACCTAAAGTATTTTTAGTCGTAAAATAACTTTCAATACTTGGTCTAACAATGTTCGTAGTATCAAAGTATCCGTAGTTAGGTAAAGACCAAAAAGTTCTAACAGAACCATTAAAGATAGAACTATTATTGTATAAAGGTTCTGTTAATGTACCAACTGAATTGAAACATTTAAATCTAATTTCATTTTGTTGTGAACCAAATGATGGTAAGATATAATAATTTGTTTGTGGTGTTGTTGCATTTAAAGAACAACTGGTAATATTTGGATTTGACTCAGGTATTGTATCAGGTATTACAACTGAATAAGTACTAATGTCAATTGTTGTTGATAATCCTGTACTATCCAAAGTTGTTGTTGTAATGTTTGAATCCGCCAAGTTTACAACCTTCATACCGTTGTTGATGGCTTGGGTTATTTCACCGTCACTATAATTTGTGAATAGGTTTCTACCATTCAAGAAATAATTAAAACTATTAACTGTTTTAGGATAAAAACCTAAATCCATCTCAACAGTTCTTACATTATTTACAAAAGTTTCTTTTTGTAGTGTGTAAGAGAAATTACCTACGGTATATGTTTTACTTGTATTTGGTGTTCCTGATGTTGGGTCATATTGTCTAGCATAATCAAAATCACCCCAAATTGGACTTAAAATATCTTGTCTTTGTTGTATTTGAGTTTTGTACCTATGCCAAAGTGAACCATATTTTAATAACCAAACGTATGGTAATCTATGAACCGCACCAAACTTTTTGAAAGATGCAAATATGTAATCTAATGAAATTGTTGTACCAGGTTCAACGTAACTCTTATATCTTTCTCTAAGTGTTGCTAACGGTAGAGAATTTAAAAATAAGTAAGCCGCTTGTTTGTAAGGACTTGATTGTCCTAATTGGTCTTGTTCAACACCATATAATATTGAATTAATAAAATATGGTGTATTCAACATTGAGGTTGTGGTATCAAATTCTATTTGACTAAAGTTTGTAATATTTGTTGGTGTAGTATTTGATACAATACCTTCAGTTGGTAATAATAATGTCCTATTTCCATACAGTTGAACCAAACCTGATGTGTAATCAGGTTTTTGTGTTTCAATGTAATTGAATGATGTTACAGGTCTAATTTGAGTATAATCAACAGGGTCTGTAAAGTTTGTTATTGTCTTGGTTGGGTTATAAAATTTGTAAGTTCTTGTAGTATTGAATACGTTTTCAGGACCACTTACTAATTGGAATCCGACCAAATTATTGGTGTCCCAAGTTTCGTTTGTATATGGGTATAAATCGGTTACTTGGGGTGTGTTAGTTATTGTACTACTCAACATACCCTGTAAAGTTTGTAGTTGTGGCTCATCAACATAAACCGACAAGGATGCTAAAGCACTTAAATCAGGGTTGTTAATACTATCATTTTGAGTACCTACATTGAAAATGTCAATTGGTAAAATACCATTAGGATGGTCAACGGAGTTTCTTAAATAATCCGTGGTAAAATCACCTCTGATATATGTTTGCCACAATCTACCTTGTCCATCTAAAGATGAGTTTCGTAGTACCTCAGGAAAAGTTGTAGAATTTAATGGAGTGTTTTTTAAAGTTTGAATCAAATACGGATTACTAACACCCAAACTTTGAACAATATTTCTAGCTTCTGTGGTTCCAACAAGATTAATAATATCACTCTTTTCAGGACTGTTAATTAACCTACCAAAGTTTGTATAGTAAGAATATATGGATTGTCTCTCATACATTTCATACAAATATTTTATTTGGTTTTTGTTTTGAAACGCCAAGTTTGAATACGGGAATAAAACCGCATTTATATTAATTCTACGTGTAAGTGAATTCTCGTTATCTTGTGGTGGTGTTGAAATAGGTGGTTGATACTTTTGAGTAACACCTTTTAAATATTCCTCTAAGAATTCCACTTCAGGCCATTTGTCATATAGATAACCTTTTGTTAAGTTAGCAATAGATGGGTCGCCAGGATAAGCCAACTCATATTTTGCCTTTTCAGGGTCTGTGTTTTCAACAAAAACTTGAGGCCATGGGTATACGTCTAATTCAGTATTATCAGCAACTTGTTGATTAACGTTAGTACCATACTGAACGTTAAATTTGTTATCAGGGTTTGGTGCTGTGATTGACGAATTTAAAATAACATTTCTTCTTACAGGGTCTCTTCTCACATCCCAAGCTTTTGAGTGAACATCATTCATTAATCTAATGAACGCTTCTGTAGATGCCATTATAACCGCCAAAACATTTCTAACACTTGGAACGAATCCAATACCAGTTGTTGGTGATGAAATCGTTTTTTGTAGTTTTTCCGAAATTTCTAACTCAATACTATTTTGTTTTGTATTGAGTTGTCCTTCCATATCTTTTATCAAACTTTCAAACCTACCAGGTCCATCAAAGGTAAAGAACGGTAGTTTAACTTCTTTAATACCTTGTTGTGTAACCTCACCTCTAACACCCCATTTTAATATTTCGGATGCTTGGAATTGAGATATTTGAACCGCGGTTGGGTTTACAATACCTGTTTGAGCAATGAATGTACGTCTCCAATCAATATCCAATGGTTGGAATATCGTAAACGTATTGTAACTTATTTGGTTAGTGATTTTATAATTCGCAGTTCCTCTTATAGAACCAAAAGTGGCGTTTTCATCTAAAGCAGTATTACCCTCAAGAACCAAAGATTTTAATTTACTTTCACCTCTTTTGATAAAACTAATTTCATTTTGTTTGAACGTATAAACCCTATTATCAGAATTAATTAAATAATAAGGATTTTGACTCATGTATTCGGCAAACCATGAAGTTTTAGAACCTCTAACTTTTTCGTAATAACCTAATAAAGCCTTTCTATAATCTTCAGCATCGGTTAGTGGTTGTAAATCGGCTTTATCTTTATAAACATCCAAGATTGTTTGTTCCAACTTCATCAATTTGTATTGAAGTTGTGCCACAGTATATCTTGGAAAGTCTGCAGGTATTAATTGTTTTGCAACATATTCTGAATATACTTCATTAATTTTTTGTAATCCACGAGCATCAATTGTATCAATACTAATTGTTGAGTCTAATTGTGTTGAAGATGGTATATTCTGAGCGGTATTAATTACTTGTGTTTCTGAAGTACCATATAAAGTTGTTTCACCACCAATTGTTTTAGAAAAATTGAATGCGGTTTCATACATGTGAGGAACCGCAACCAAGTGTCCCATTGCAATCTCATTGAGAATATTGTATTTGTAACCAAAGAACTGAAGAGTAACCATATAGTTACCACTCATAGAGTTAAAGTCAGCACTAAACTTGTGTAAGTTTAATTGGTATCTAATCGCTTGACCATAATACCCTTTCATTGTTAGATAAAAGACAGGGTATGGTAAGTTAAAAAATGCGGCGTAAGGTGATTGGTCACCAAGTTCAAATAAAGCCCTACCCTGAACATCTTCCAATCTTATCGTTACCTCAGGAATAAACGATAGATTTGTTCTAGCTTCAATACTTGTAATACCCAATAATCCGGGGTCAACAGTACCCGCTAAATTAGTTTGGAATCTTTGTTTATAGAATTTTTTTCCATCAGTAGTGTCAACCAAATCTTCATATCTCTGTAGTCTGGCTTTCTTTTCTGTTGAACCTAATCCTGTTAAATCATCGTAATATCCCGTATTTAAAAAATCTTCATCATTAGGACGAAGAAAATTAATCTTTGCAAGCGATACTGTTCTAATATTGTCTTGCGGTGTGGCACCTAATGCTAACTTTGTTCTTGGGAGGATTTCTGCTTCAAGATTAGCATACATTACTAAGTTCTCATGGTCAACCAATCTTTCTTCAACAACTTGTTGTCCATTAGAAGCAATACGCCATGTTTTGTTAGGGTCAACTAATATAACATTGTTATATGCCGCCTCAACAAAAATGTTCCCTGAGTTGTCTGATAAACCATTACCTACCATAATAGAAGAAGTGAGCCTCTACAGCCGATTTATAATCTTGTAATGAAGTTACTAAAGGATATGGAATATTCAATACAGCACCGTCAAATATATTATTTTCCATACCACTATATTCCGGATTTGCCTGTAATATCAACCAACCAAAGAATGGTGTACCATAATATTCTTGAGAAACTTTATCTAATCTACTCACACCAACCTTATAAACATAAACTTTATCTGAAGGTTTTGTAGGTATTGCAACATAAGGAACAACAGTTTGTTCACCATTTATGTAAAAAAGATTGTATCTGTTATAATATCCTAACGCCATTATAGTAATTCTACTTTAGTTGTTATAACACTTCCGTTTATGGTTGCCCACTTAGATGTATCTGTATTAGTATTATTCTTTAATCCTAAATCTTTAATGTATGTCTTCTGTTCTGCCGTTGGAGTTGATGAAACTTCATATGTGAAGACTCTTTTCTTGTCCAATGGGAATGGTGTATAATTCAAATAGTTTGTCATCTGAGATTTTTCAAATTCCGTAATCCAAGCCTTTGTAATCTCATCTTCTTTAGAATATACTCTACGAGAGTCTTTTTGCCAATAATTTCTGAATTTATTTTGAAAATCATCTTTACCCTCACCAACTAAATCTTTATTGGTTATAATATTACCAATAATAGCATTTTCAAACGCTTCATAAAGTTTTTGGTCAATAACATCTTTAGATAATAATGCATATTCCCTACGTTTAGCATTTTCATCCCACCAAACATCATCCGTAAATGGAACGAAAACATTTTGAGTTACCTCATTAGCTTGGAGTGGGTCAGTAACAAACATACCAGTATATGCAACACCATTAATTGTTGTTTGGAAATCAATTTGACACGCATCATCAAATCCTTCCAAATTATTGGCTATTTTTTCAAAATCCGAAGTTATTTCTTCATATGTGTTTGTAACACCAACTGACGAACTATGAACCGCGGTTGTACCCGAAACATTATAAATTACTTCAAGACCATTTGTTTGTTGGTATCCATCTGTACCTTCACTCGCAGATAATGGATTATAAGTAATAACATTTGTTCTTGCAAGTAATTGTATGTATTGTGTTTGAGCATTTGTTATACTCTGAATGATTGTTGATAATGAATTAACGAAAGTATTCTGTTTTTCTGTAACAAATGTTTTCATATTTTGTTTCAATTGTCTCAAAGCCTTTTTTGAAAAATTGAATTCTGTTGTATTCATATATCCAACAAAACCATTTTCAGATTCTATATCACTAATATATTGTGAAAACAAATCATCAACAGTTTTTTGGAAATTAATTGGTTTACCATAAATGTTCACAATGTCATTTGAACTATACGCTAACACATAACCATCAGTGTAATTTCTTTGTATTGGGAACAATTGTCTAATTGCGTTATTATACTGACTGTTAACATCTTTAGTTTTATTGACGATTGTTGCAAAATAACTTTGAGTGTTTCCAACTAATTGAGTCATGAATGTTTTATATTCTAATGTTCCGTATTGGACACCGTTTTCATCTGTTTCAGTTGTCAAAACCTTACCAATAGTTTCTAAATTAGATTGTGGTCTTGTATTCTCAACCTGATTAACTGTAGGTGGTGGTACCTCTAACCCTAAACTCTGAACAAATTGTTTGTCTAAGACTTTGTAACTGTCATCAGTCGCGTCAGCTCTATCATCATAAATTTCAGTGTTACCATAGAAGTTAAACGTTAATGCGTTTTGTAGTTTGTCCACAGCACTTTTTAACCCTTGTCCACCAACAAAACTAAACGATAGAGTAACATTGGCAATCATAGGTTGAACCCCAATACCTTCGGGGTTTAAATCTAAACCTTCATAAGTAAGTGAGAGGTTATCAGGAATAATTTTAGAGTGGAAAAAGTCCCCAACTCTTAAAACTAATACCGGAGGTGCCCCAAATGCGGTGTTAATGGCATTATTATATTCTAATTGCCCTTCAGAATTGACCGTAGGTATTGTATCACCAGGTCTCATACATTGTTGTAAAAATGTAAGTCTACTGTTTAATCCTTCAGGCGTAATTGAATGGAATGCTGGGTGGAAGAATTTTAATTTTTCTTTTAGGTTATCATACACCATTGGTGTCTCTTGTTTAATAACCTCAAAATAATCACATTCAGATAATAAATTTCTTAAAACTCTCTTAGTAATGTTGTCTCTAAGAACAGTTTCTTCAGTTATAACTTGTTGAACAACGGTTTTAGAATCAACAACAGTTGTTAATTGTTCTTGAACTCTTGGTTGTGTAGGGTCAATTTTAGATGGTTGTTGAATCGGTACAGGTGTTTTGTCATTAACTGTAAGTTTTACCCTTCTACACGCCATGGCGGTAGTTGAATAAATTTTATCATTACCTGTTAGATTCTGAGTACAGTTAACTGAATCAAAAATATTAACGACATCACCAATTTCAGATTCAGGAATTACAATGGTTTCACCATCAGGTATTTCCACAAAAGTTATTTGTTTGTTATCCAAATATGTTTGAAGACCCAATGTTTCTAAGAAATATTTTTTAACAGCATTTATTCTTCTTTGAGAAAGAGCATCGTTATATGTTGTTGTTTGAGGTGAAGACGCACTACCAACTAAAACTATCTCAAGAATACCACCTTGTGATAATTTTTGTTTCATCAAATTAACTTTAGAATCAATTTTGGTTTTATTTGATTCTATAATACTTGTATAAAAAGTTTTGATAGGTTCTCTTTCATCAACATTTGCCTGTGATTGATATCTATTTTTAGTTGTTTGTGATGTGTACGCGGCGTAATAAGTTAAATAACTTTCTACAGGAATGTTTGGTAAAGGAATATCATTATCAAAATACAATGCTCCAATATCACCTGTGAACTTTTCACTTGAATTACCTGTCTGTGCGTTATCTCCATTATTAACTTGTGTACCAGAACCATTTCCACCCCCACCGGTAGTTGCATCATTACCTGTTTGAATGGTGTTTGTTAAATAACGAACCTCTTCGGTTGTAACATTTTTAGTTGATAATTTTTGTTGTATTTCAAAAATGTCTCGTGGATTAATAGTATAATATTTTTGAGCCAATTCATACAGGTCATATTTTCTACAACCCGCAAAGAATGATTCCAATATACCATCAACTCTACTTTTAACAACTTCATTTGATAATACTCTATTAACCAACATGTTTAATACAGATGGGTGGTCAACAACAATCTTCCAAGTTAATTGACCTGTTCTTGATGTGTTGTTGTAAGTGTATACAGGTTCAGGACGACCAATGAAATCAGTC